AGTCAACATAGCGTGTGTTATCTATGCGTTTCATAATCTTTACGTTACCTGCTTTCCACTGTTGGTAGGCTTTACTGACCCTACGCTGCACCATTTCGGTCAGTGGTTCCTTGTTATAGATGAAAACATCATAGAAATGACCGTGACTTATACCTGCAAGTTCAGCAAACAGGGCTATAGAGATGCCTCTATCCTTGTCGGCATTGAACCTTTGCATATGTTTTGTCAGTTCACGCTTGCTTAACGGGGTCATATCTGTACTCCACTGTGTAACCTTGTTCTTGTAACCACGACAAAAAGCCAACTTCCCCATAACTACCAGTAGGGTCAGAAGGAATAACTACGTGATTAGTGCTTGCCAGCTTCCTTGTTTGGGCATGGTGTCCTAACAACTTGTTGTAATCAAACCACTCCTCATGGAAACCAAGCCCTACGTACTCAATGCTGAAGTATTTGGCTATCGAATCAGGGCAATACTTATAACCATAAGATTGAAGAAGCGGCTTCAATATAGCTGAGAGTTGTGCATCTTCATTCCAGCCGTGTATCTCATTGCTGTTCAAGTGCATGATGCCGTGCTTGTTACAGGCTTCTAGGAAACGCTTGCTTCGCAAAGAGAATCCACCGTTCTGTACTACCTTGACTGGCTCTGTAGCTTGAGTCCAAGAAAAGTGTAGGTACAGGTTACCTTCACCAAAGGCACAGTGTGATGGTGCACCTATGTAATCGTATTCATAGTATTCAGGTTTAAAGTTCTTGCCGTTAAGTACCCACCCATCATCTTGAACGATAAGACAGTAGTCAGTCTCTATGTAGGCGTACAAGCCGTGCATCATGAATAGGGAGTAACCAAGATAGTCTATGTTGTGGCAACGCTTCCAAACCACGTTGGCTGGCAAGTTTGGCGGTTCTTCTATAGATATGAGTAAGCCTTGTGAGCCTGGCAACTCTTGCATAGACTTCACTATAGAAGGTATGGCAGATGCTCCGTTGTTGTGCCCGTAAATAGACACAATGGTTAATTGGTCATGAACCATACATTCCAATCCTTTTTAGATAATCACTTACATTTCTGCCAACAGCAATTTGTTCAGGAGAGAAAGACTCTTGTGCTGCACTTACATTGCGTGAGAGTTTGTGCGCTATCAATCTAGGCTGAATCTGCTCTGCGTAGGCAACAGCAGCGAGCGCAGAGGCAATCACACGGTCATCTTTACCCCGACCAGGTGCACCCAAGAACCCACCTTCTCGCACGATACCTTTCATCTCTTCTAAGGTATCCATGCTAAAAATGCCCATCATGCCCCGCTCAAAATAGTCTTTCATGTACTGCAACATACGTTCCTTGCTGTTGCTTGTAGTTAGGTAGCCTATGCTGTTTGACAAGCCTCCTAGCGTGTCATTACGCCTCCAGATGTAGTTTGTCATGCTACCCAACACATCCATCAAGTCTCGGCCTGTAGCCCCACCCATAGAGGTTGCCAAGCGTTTCAAGTTCCTGAGTTCATTAATCACAGCTTGACCTGGGCCGTTAACTTCCAAGTTAAGTGTGCTGTTCTTGTAGGCTCCTGCTAAGTGAGCTATCACCCACGCAAACTGATAGGTATTGAGTTCAGAGGTTGCAAACTCTGCTACTTGGTCTAGACCATCTGCATAACAGCGGTAAACCTGAATACAGAACCTGTCTGCCCAGTCACTGCTGCCGTAGGCAGGGTCTGCACCAATCACATAGTAGGCACTGTCTATAGGTTCTTCCCATACTTTGAGAGAACCAAGTCTTTCTGTTGACCGCAATACTTCTGTGTCTTGGAACAGTTGACCAAACGAATACCTGTAGTAATCACACTCTGTCTTCTTACTGAGCTTGGCTGCTTCTGTACAGCGGGTATGTGAGAAGAAGCTGGTTCCTGTCATCACAAAGGCATAGTCTTCAGTAGGTGGGAACTCTTGGTACATCAGGGCATCGTCTTTGATGCCTTCGTACATCTTCCATCTCCACCAAGCCATTTGACGAGAGTTAATCTCAAAGCCGTAGAGCTTCTTAATATCTTTGTGCCACTCTTTCTCTTCACCTGTCAGCTTGCCATCCCAGTAAACCTTGTAGATGTTGGAGTCAGCAGGGACTTGGTAGTACTCATTCCTCCACCACCCGCAGAAGATTGCACGTTGAGTCTTAGCTCGTTTGGCAGTCTTGTACATGTCGTGAAACATATTAAAGCCTTGAGCCGTACTCTCAAACAAGTACAGCCTTTCAGCGTTCTTCTCAGCAAGAGAGGCTATCAATGAAGCTAAACCTTCTTCGTTACCCCATGAGGCAGTCTCTGTCCCGTGTAGGTAAGTGATAGCTTTACCCTGCCCCAATCTAGATTTGTTACCAGCGATTTGGTAAAAGAGTCTTGACCTGTTCTTGAGAACCATTTGGTTTCTGTTATGGGCAACCAGCGGAATCTTGTACTCTTTTGGTAATCCTTCGATATACATAGCCAGTGTTGAACGGAACATGTCCCTGTTTTCTTCCGTATCCGCAACAAGAGTGCCTTGCCAGCCAGGGTGGGTGAACTGCCAATATAAATCAAGTGCCAAGGAAATAGTCGTGATACCAAGCTGCCTACCTTTGAGAATAACAAAGAAGTGGATGTCTTCATCTAAACCTTTCTGTATCTCGTCCATCACATATGTCTGAGTACCTAGCAGGTTACCCATCTTCTTCAAGCCCTCTTCCTTTGTCTCAATCTTGAGTTCGGAACAGAACTTGTAAAACTTCTTTAAATCAAAGTTCATCTGTTTTCCAGTTGGCAATAGCTATTGCTACTTCCTTGTTCTTGGCACATGCTATTAACTCTCTGTAGTGGACAGGGTTGTACCTCTCCCCCCACTCCTTTGCCAACCCAATCTTGTCAGCCTTCTTAATGCAAGACAAGGCTCGCCTCATCTCTTGCTGTAGCCGAATACGACTGTCTCGTAACGCCATCCTCGTAGCCAACCTTGTATCCATACTCCACAGCTTCCTGTATACCCATAGCCATCATCACCATCCTATGCTCTGATTGATAAAGACGGTTAACCAAGAGGCGACAAGCCTCTCGCAACTCATCCTCATCCATCCACAACAGTTCACTCACCTTCGTATCCCGCCCATCTAAACAAGTAGTAATACATGTGCCTCTCCCACCTCTGTTTAGGATACTTCTCTATCAACTCGTAAGCAGCCTTTGCTTGCCAAAGCCAGTATTCTTTACTCACGCAGTCCTCCAAACCCTTACCTGGTCACCGTCCGTCTTGGCAGTAAACACCCTACCTAACCTCTTACCAGCCCTGTAATTAGCGTTTAAGACCTTTGCACGGGCTTCTAGCGGTACACAAAAGCTATCCCCTACCTCCATATCCTCGTAAGGATAAGCATAGACAACCCTAGGTCTAGGCATACTCACACCACTCTCAAGCACTAGCTCTGTAATCATATTAACCTCTCTACCAATAACTCCATAGTATAGACAAAAAAAAGGTTAGTCAAGGAGTAACCCCATGACTAACCAAACACCTACAAGGAACACTGGCAACTGCTCACCAGTAAACCAACTATACCAAAAATGTAAATTTTGGAAAAACAGAATTTTTCTATGGGGGGCGAGAAGTGGGGTGCACCTCTTTTCAGACCCTCAGACCCAAATGCGTGGCCAAAAGGCTAGCGTCTAGCGTGTGGTGTAGCGTCTAGCACCCATGCCCAAGTCTAGAAGTCTAGCGTGTAGCGTGTAAGGGATAATTACTAGCACAGGGTAGCGGGATGTGGTAACCCCCAGTCTACCCCGATAAGCTACCAAGCTATTGCATAGATAACCTATTACATAACACACCTAGAATAGAATTAGTATACTACATAGACTAACCCTAGACTAACACCTGCGGCATAGAATAAAGTACTAGGGGAATATACCTATAAAATAATTGTCAACGGGCTATTGACAATAGCCGTTATAGTCTTATAATTTAATCACTACCTAATCACAGGTAGCAACAAACGGAGGTAAGTTACCATGAATAAATCAGAGATATTCGAGTTAAATAAGATAGTTCAATACCACACAGCGGGTTTAGGTATTGACTATGTGGCACGTGCACTATCTGCCATGATACGTGCGGCACGTACATCTAAAAGCAAAGCACAGTTACATCAAGCGGCTATTCAACTAGGGGCTAACGTACATCCTGAATATATCTGCTAAAGCTTAACGTATAGCCTACATTGTGGGCTATGCGATATGCTTTGCATGTCAATCAATCAACACACACAGGGGATAGTATCCATGAAGACAATTCTATATTTCAATTCAGCAGCATCATTCATACTGATTATTTTTAGCCTGTACTGTTTTGGCATAGCAGCCATAACAGAATTAGAGTTATTGGCAGTATTCGTGTTTAGCCTGTTTACAGGGTTTTATAGCCTGTATGAGGCTAATAACCTGCCATATAACGATTAAGGGGTTAGTAACCATGAAGACAATACCGATTCACGTATTAAATAAAACACAGGCTAAACAGGTAGCAGGTAGCATTACCAGTACTTCTAAAATGCCATGCAATAGCTATTCTTTGCCTACAGTGGCATGCATTACAGGCTACAAAATGTCCAAAATAGCTGGCAGCATATGCAGTACATGCTATGCGAATAAAGGTAATTATGTTCAGTATGCAAATAATATTGAGCCAGCTCAACATGCACGTTTAGACTCATTACATGATGAATTATGGGTTTCTGCCATGGTGGCGCATATAGGTAACGACAGTTATTTTAGGTGGCATGATTCAGGTGATTTACAGGGTTTATGGCACTTAGAGAAAATAGCACAGGTGGCTATTGAAACACCTAATTGCATGCATTGGCTGCCGACACGTGAGTATTCTATGGTTAAGCAATACATAGCTAAACATGGCGCATTACCTAAGAATCTAATCGTGAGATTGTCTGCTATGTACGTTGATAAGGCCGTAACCATACCAGCAAGCCTACAAGGCCAGGCTAACGTTACTGTCAGTAATGTGCACACAGTTACACCCATAGGGCATGAATGTAATTCACCTAAACAAGGTGGTAAGTGTTTAGATTGTCGGGCATGCTGGGGTACAAAACCCGTAAGTTACAAAATTCATTAAAGGGTACATCATGGTAAAAATTGTATATAACAGGCTACTAGGTGCATGGTACATAGTACGTGGTGTACACCATACCCCTATAGGGGGTAGATTCGAATCTAAACAGGCAGCACAGGCATGGCTAGCTAGAGATAGATAGCAGCTAGCCTATAGCCTATTCTGTGGGCTATGGGATACCTGTTAGGGGTATCGATTTATTAACTTAACTCAGTGAGAAAATTATGACAATTTATCAGGAAAACGGGTTCCAGACACGCAAAGAGTATTTGCTAGATTTAGCCGACAACATGGGCATGGATGCCAGTATTGTCTTTGCACTGGCTGACATGTTAGGTAGCAGCGAAGACTTTGACGGCCTTGTCACTTCATTAGAAGATTATGCTATGGGGTGCTAAATAGCCCCATATAGCCCCTATTCTGCGAGGGATAGGGGTTACATAGCCCCATGTTCAATAAATCAATTTAAGGATGTTCCTATCATGCAAAAAACAATGTTAGCTAAATACCCTGGCACATGTGCTGTCAGTGGTGCACCTATACGTGTCGGAGATGAAATAACTTATGACACAGTGGCAAAGAAAGCCTTCTTTGTCGAACCAGGGGATAGCCAGGTTAGCAGCGAATACCTGGCTAGCCGTACACGTACCCCTAAAAAGTACGTGTCGGACGTATTTAATGTCGGTGGACGTGAATACTACCGAAATAAACAGGGATTGTGCATAGATGCCCCATGCTGTGGCTGCTGTACTGTTTAAGGAAATAGCCCCATGCATACCTACAAATTAAACACAGGTGTACACGTGCTAGCCCGTCCGTTGAAAGATGGCAGCCTGTACCCGTACACGTATATAAACCGCACACAGGCAGAGAATGCAGCCCGTAAACATGATGGCGAGGTATATCAAAGCCACTGGACTAGAAGAGTCTTCTATGTAACCCCTAAACAGGAAATAGCCCCATGATTGAAAAGATGCCCCAAGCCGTAGTGCTCGTAGATAGAGTGCTGCGAGCATTAGAAGATTCACAAGACAAGATGGATGGGGTAGATTTTTGCCCCGTTACATTTTTCCAACACCCCGCCCTAGATGGATGGTTGCCACAGGCAAAAGCCCTTATGCAATTTATCGATGAAAAGCCCCATGACCCCTGCTGTCCCGCAGTTGACGGTTTTGGTTGCTACTGTGACAAATAAAGGATTAGCCCCATGATAAAAGCCCCAAGCCCCGATAACGACACTACACGCATGTACCCCCGCACCTTGCAGGAGGCATTCCCCTCTGTACCTGAGTGGCAGGATAAGCCCCAATTAGCTGACAGGGTAGTGATATACCTTGGCTGCTTTGTTGCGGGTTATCTGCTCGCCCTTATCACTACGGGAAATTAAAAGTAAGTAAGCACTAACTATTATTAAAACTGTATGAATGAACAGTATATAGTTAGGGTAAACACCTATACACTATGATGGTTATATGTGTATAATATTAGATGTAGAGATAGTTCTACACCATTGTTCTTTAAACATGAAAGGAAGTTCCTATGAAACAAGTATATGTTGGTCAACTTGTTGTTGTTAATGATTTGCCTGATGCTACCCTTTACAGGGTTGTTGAGTTAGCTGGCAAGTTCAAT